GGTTGAGAGTAATGAAATGGAATGGAATGGAATGGAATGAAGCGGGAGAGGCGGGTAGACGGGTTCGGTGCGTGTGCGTAATATATTTATCAAATCATTATTGTTATAAATATATTCTAATTAGTATCATTATAATAATTCGTAATCTACACAATGAGCGATACAACCAGTATTGATGATCTGCCTTTAAGTAGTCAAACCGCAGGTTTAGGAGGAAATTACGGCGGTGGCGGTAGCGGTGCGCCTCTCATCTACTCACCTAATGTAAGCACCGATCCATCGTTTCATAATCAGCAACACCAGCAGCAAATCCCAGGGAATGTAATGAACGAGGTGCTTCAAGGTGTCCAGCGTGCCAGCGCCAATGGAATGACAATGATACCTACGAGAGATATCCCGATGAACCCGAATTCATTTACGCACGATGACCAGGCGAGACCCAATTATGTCCCGCAACCGAAGACCGTCCATTTTCAGGACGGCGATGGCAGCCACGATTATATTCGCGATCACACATCTATGGAAAGTATCGTCCGTGCCAATGCGCGACAGTCCAATCAAATGGATACCCTCGAGGCGATTTATTATGACCTTCAAATGCCAATACTTATCGGCATCCTCTATTTCATTTTCCAGATGCCTATTTTTCGCGCACAGTTGCTTCATTTTCTGCCGTCCTTATTCGGCGAAGACGGCAACTTCAAAATGATTGGGCTCACAGCCACTAGTGCGATGTTCGCTGGCACGTTTTTCGTCATTATGAAGATATTCAATAAACTGGGCGAGGGACTTCGCTAATCGTCCTTTGTGCCGGTATTCTTACTGCGTTTGCGGGTCTTCGTCGTCTTCGCCGTCCCTTTCGCCGTCCCTTTCGCCGTCCTTTTCGCGGCTCCTTTCGCCGTCCCTTTCGCAGTCCCTTTCGCGGTCTTCACGTTTTCCAACGGAATATACCGCAAGAACCACTCCTCGTATTCTCGCGTATCCCGCTTATCTTTCAATTCTTCATATTTCTTCGTCTTTTCAAATCGCATCGATTCCAATGTAGGCTGCTTTCCATAACAATTGATACTGAAACGCCTCAATAACCCGGTCTGTTTCAGGCGGTTATGTTGCTGGACATCAAACAGGAATTGCGACATACATAAAATACGGTTAATATCATAGTATACGCGGTCCGCATAAATAAACGCCAAATAAAAACTCAACATTGTATCTATCGTCGCAATACGGATTGTATCCCCGTCAATCCTTATTGTATTATAACTATGACACGCGAGTGGTTTGTATAAGAATGCGACAACATCCTCACCGATGCGAATATCATAATGTTCGGAGATGACCTCACCAACGCCCTTATGTTTCGTATATTTGACTCCGGTGTATTTATGCGCGGTGAGTTCGCGGACGACTTCCTCACATAATACGCGCGGATCTTCCGATAGAATATCGAAATCGGGGATTTTATTGACGATACGGCGCTGGTGCTTTGGCATATACCGTGAATACAGGAGGTTCGCATACCCGCCGAAAAATACCGCCTTATTTTTAATAAATACGTCTCGGATAATATTATAAATATCGGTCTGTTGAAGGATTTTCTCTCGGTTGGTAGAATATGAAACATTGGATGTGCTTACGGAGTAATGTGCGTCAGACGCTGACTTGGACCGGGACGCTGACTTGGACCGGGACGCTGACTTGGACGCACTATCGTCCTCTTCGCTGTCACTGTCGTCCGTGTCTTCGTCGTCGTCGTCGTCGTCGTCGTCGTGTTTATGGCTGCGATGCCCCCTCTTCGACGATGGTTCTTTTTCAATATCTCTCGCCGACATCGAATAAATAACAAACTCATCATCTTGGAGTAATCCGTCATGTTTTACATTTAGATTATACCGATGCGTGACCTTGTCTTCTTTAATGGAATATTCATAATCCTCAATAGTTTCTTCGTGTTCGGGTACAGTGTTGAACAAATATTTCATATATGCGTTGAGGGAATGATGCTTACGTTTGATTTGAGAGATTGCCTTTCGTTTGATAGAGGTTACACTGTTAAAGATTCCACCACCTGTTTTCACGGATGCCGACTTGGACGCCGATGCCGATGCCGATGCCGATTTGTCACGTGACCGCGACCGCGACCGCGAGGGTGAACGCGTCCGCGAGGCACTGATCTCCCCCGTATTCTCATCCGTCGCACCATCAAACCCCCTCTGATACTGTATTTTATCGCACTGATAGCCCTTAAGGGGGTAATGCGTATTCAACAGCGTCAATCGTTTCTGGACCTTCTCCCATCGCGATACATCGCCATCCGGCCGCGATAATTCTAAATACATCGCCATACGAAGAAAGTCGGGCGGTGCATACCGTATTCCGGTTTTAATAATCGAGTCCTTCGATATCGCCTTGAATAGGTCAGGCTCCATTTGGGTGATATCCGCAATCCCCGTGAAATTAACGAAGACTTTATATGTCCCGTGATGGACACCGGATTTAGCCTCGACATCTTCATACCCCGCCTTATAATAAATATCCGCCAATTCTTTCGCATGGTCGAGCGCCTTGTCCGAATAAAAGTCGTAATCCGGCAATTCGATATCCTTATTGTAAAATTGGGCGTCTTCGGGCAAGATATTATTGATGGCCGTCCCGCCATAACACACCAGTTTTTTATCCGCGATAAACTTCTCTACAATCTAGATGATTTTCTTTACTTCAGGGTCGCGCATCACTTCGATCCCTTTCCGGTTTTCAACGACATCGACTGCTTGACGCAATATTTCCAATTCTTTTTCTTCATACGTTTTGCCCTTATCTTTATTCGATGGTGATGATGGCATTATTATATACAGACTCTGTTATGTTATAATAATGATAGATAATATTTTCGACGCCCGACGTCCGACGCCCGCCGCCCGACGTCCGATTATATCGTGAATTTGAACCCACCTGCCGCTTCCGCGGGTCTGGATTCCATGGATGACTTCGGATTGGGTGGTGCGGGTGGTGCAATCGTAATCGGGACATACCGCAAATCCTCTGGTTTCAATATTAAACCATAACCAACCGACGCGAACTTATCCTCGTATGCCTTTAATTTCTCATCACGCGCCTCCTCCTGAAAGCACATCGCCACAATTTGGCACCCCCACGTAAATGGTCCATTGTGACCGTCATTGATTGGGCGACCGGCCTTATCCGGTATAACGAGACACATATTCTTCTTATTCGCATCCTTAAATGTGGTCGGGTCGCCGACATTCTTAACACCGAAAAAGGTATACTTCGAGAGAAATAGCGACTTGGAACTCATATTAATCAATTCGAATAATTTGGTACTACGATATACTGGATTCGACCCATCTACCATTAAAATCACCTTCCCGGCCAAGGAACTTACATCCTCATTCCCTAAATCCTTGGAGTGGTATTCGCGCCCGTATTTTGCCCCCAGTAGATTACGCGCCATCGTCTTACTTTGCGCGATCACCTTCGCGAGATTGTCATACATCGTGACATTACGCGACATAATACGCATATGAATGATAAATGGATCGTTTGGATTGGGACATTTCGAACCTGAAAACGCATAACTGCCCAACACCTCAAACGCCTCCGAAACGGGAATATGGTTATATGTTTCTTTATAATTAAACGAATTCACCGATGATGATGCGATAACCGGTACATTATCTACCGAAAACACCTCGAAATCAATAAACCGGCAACCGCGTGCGATCACATATAAACACGCGTCCATACTTACCGTCGAGTTTTTGAATTTATCGGGGTTGAAAGCATTGTAAGCGGATTTTATGTAATAATCGCGGAGTTTGAACCTGCTTTGACTGTCTCCCATATTCATAGACGTGAGCTTATTATCTATCATCATTTTGGAATCCTGGTCGGGATTATTGAGGCCTTCTTTTATACTGCTTACGGTCGGTGTCGGCGCGGGCGGCGGCGGCGGCGGCGGTGGAGCAGCAGCGACCATCCCACCATCCATTACAGTTCCGGCCTGACGACGTTGATGTATCGTCATTTCATTCTCGCTGGTGTTTGGGGTGAATCCCTCCGTGGATAGTGGCGAATTTATTTGGCCTACGTCTAGGCTATCCAAAAAAGGTCCTCCTGCACTTTTCAAAATAGACATAGCTTTATCGATGACATTTGCCTCTTTCGGTGCGACAGCTGCCACTGCGGTATCGTGAGCATTCTCGAGTCCTTCACGAATCATATATATTTCATTGTTGCGCGAAATACTGTGTGTTTGTATTAATCCTGATACCTGCCATACTGCGATGAATAATATAATGACAGACACAAAAATAACTTCAATATTGTATTCTTTCAATGACATAATAAAATGAACGATAGATAAACGAGATATATGTATCCCTTTATTTTGTATATAATGTAGATATTTTATATAAAGATATTACAAAGATATTATAAAGATAGAATACAACAACATAATACAAAGACATAATACAAAGACATAATACAAATACTAAATGACCGGTGGATTACTAAACCTGGTCGCGACCGGTAATCAAAATGTTATTTTAAACGGCAACCCCAAAAAATCGTTTTTCAAGAGCACGTATCTTAAATATACGAATTTCGGTCTTCAAAAGTTTAGACTTGATTTCGACGGACAGAAAAAGCTTCGCATGACCGAAGAATCGAAATTCACGTTTTATGTGCCACGATACGCGGAGTTACTGATGGATACGTATGTATGCGTGACGCTTCCCACCATTTGGAGCCCGATAAACCCTCCCAGGACCGCGGGCGATATGTGGGCGCCGTATGAATTCCGATGGATCGAGAATCTGGGAACCCAGATGATTAAAGAAATCGTGATTTCGGTCGGTGGAATGACCCTCCAAAAATTCACCGGGAATAACTTGATGGCGATTGTGGAGCGCGATATGGATAAGACCAAGCGCGATTTGTATAACCAGATGACGGGTCATGTCCCTGAATTATATAATCCGGGTTGTTCGGGTGCGCGTCTGAACCAGTATCCCAATGCGTATCACACGTCGAATGCGGCCGGTGCCGAACCCTCTATCCGCGGCCGGAAATTGTATATTCCTATTAATTCATGGTTCACGCTGTCTTCCAAAATGGCATTTCCCCTCGTCTCGCTCCAGTATAACCAGCTTCAAATCGACGTCACATTGCGCCCAGTAAGGGACCTTTTCACTATACGCGATGTAGGCGATTCGGTGAATTATTGGCCCGTCGTCCAACCCGATTTCACGAACCCCCTTCACCAAATGTGGCGATTTTTATACCCGCCTCCCAGTATTGATTTGAGCCTGAATTCATATCCTAGTATCCGCACGGATTGGAATGCGGATGTCCATTTAATGGCGACCTACTGTTTTCTCTCGGATGATGAATCTAAAGTCTTCGCGGCGAATCAGCAGAAGTATCTGCTTAAGTCGTATTACGACTGGACGTTCAATGATGTCACTGGAAATCGGAAAATCAAGATAGAGAACTCGATGGGGATGGTGGCGTCGTGGACGATGTTTTTCCAGCGGAGCGACGTGAATCTGCGGAATGAATGGAGCAATTATACGAACTGGCCGTATAATTACCTCCCGTATGATATTATTCCCGCACCGACCGATGATGACTGGCGACCCATGGCGTTCACGGAAATCGTCACAACCGCGAGCGATCTTCAGACACCCGCAGGGAAGGCACGCCCCGACTTTCAGTTTGACCAGTATTATTATGATAAAAACGGGCCGAAGAACGGGATTGGCCCCGGTATCAATCCGGGCGATAAACGCCTGACGGGTCTTCACATCACGGGCGACTTCCAGTCCGAAAACGAGCGCGACATTTTACAGATGTTGGGAATTTCACTGAATGGAAAATACCGCGAGAATCTGCTGGATGCGGGGGTTTATAATTACATCGAGAAGTACACAAGGACGCGTGGGTCTGCGAAACCGGGGATATACTGTTACAATTTCTGCCTGAATTCGGACCCGTATGACCTACAACCTAGCGGTGCTATTAATATGAGTAAGTTTAACCAAATCGAGCTTGAATTGACGACGATATACCCGCCGTTGGACCCTGCTGCGGAAGTGAAAATGATTTGTAATCCGAATACGAAGGAAATCATCGGAATGAATAAACCGAATGTGAATATTTATCACTATTCATACGATTTTCATATTTTAGAAGAGCGGTATAATGTGTTGACGTTTGTGTCGGGGAATTGCGGATTGATGTACGCCCGTTAAGGGCCGCGGATTATTATATGTTAGTATTATAACTAATATTAGTATTTGAATACGGTGGAATGGCCGATGAAGAGGAAGACGTAAAAAAAGACGGTGAAGACGGTGAAGACGGTGAAGACGGCGGCGGCATCGGAGGCACATTTAGCAAAGTAGGCGGGATGCTTTCCGGAGGTGACAAAGACAAAGACGAAGGCAGCGGTAAAAAGAAGGCCTCACCCAAATCATTATTTGATATTGATGCTTTGAAGGATTTCGGATTAAACGTGCTTACCCTTTTTATTGAAACCGTTGTTATTTCAGTGATTTGTGTGAATATCCTTTTTTATACCGACCCAAAGAGTATCCGAACGAATAATCTGAATTTGCCGAAACTCTTCCCGACAGAGAGGCATGAATGGCCGTATTGTTATACAGATGAATATACCGCATGTGAAGCTGATTGTGAAGATAAATTCGGCGGGATAGCGGACGACCCTAAACTCTCGAGTGCGAAAAAGATATACCTGAAAATAGCACTCATGTTGGATACATATATTTTCAAATGGTTCTGTTTAACGAAAGAGGAGATAGATCTGGTGAATGAAAGCGTTGATGAAGGTGTAACGAAAGTAAATCTCCTGAATTGGGAATTCATCAAGGCGCGTTTTAAGCAGTGGATTAATAATGCGTTTATTTTCTCGTTTTCATCTAACCGTGCGATGTTACTATATATACTGAAATACGTCACACAATTGACAAACAGTATTCCGAGGGAGTTATATGATGTCGTGTCGCCGCTGATGATTTTATTTATGCCGTTTGTGTTTTTATTATTCGCGTTTTTTGCGTTCGGCGGCGGTCCATTATTCACCACAATAATCGGAATGATTATAAACTCTACCGAAAATCGTAAAGAATTTATCGGCGGTTCATTATGGTCGATATTTACTGGCTTCGGATTTCTTGGAATTTTACCTATTGTTGCATATGTCGTCCAAATCATCCAATTCATCGGAACTTTCTGTATATATCCATTTCTTCACTGGGACGAATATCGATTATTGTATTCGCATTATGTCCCGATTATATTCTTCTTCTTTAATTTGGTGCTCATGTTTTATGCGTTCGAAAGCTTGGATATTAATGTTGCAGCAATTGTTATTCTCGTTTTATTGACGCTATATTTAACGACATATTGGAAGGGAATTATGGAGTTTATCGATAAAATCAAAAACTGGGGTGCGTAATTCGCGCGTATAAACGACATAAACGATTATATTGTAATAAACTATATCTGTATTTTTTTACATTCCATGGGTGGTAAAAACAAAGCCAAAGCCAGTACCGGTACCGGTACCGGATCCGGAGCCGGAGCCGCAGCACCAGATAAGTCAACCCCCGAATATTTCAAAAAATACCCCTTTGTGAGTGTATGTACCCCCACATTTAATCGCCGCCCCTTTATTAACGCGATGATATCGTGTTTTAATAACCAGGATTATCCACAAGACCGAATGGAATGGATTATTATCGACGACGGAACCGACCCGGTTGAAGACATGATTGCGTCACATCCTCGTGTCAAATATTTTAAGTATGAGACGAAAATGACACTGGGGAAGAAGCGCAACCTGCTTCACGAGAAGTCGCGCGGTGAGATTCTGGTATATATGGACGACGATGATTATTATCCACCCCAGCGTGTATCTCACGCGGTAGAGATGCTTGTCAGTCACCCCGAGGCACTGTGTGCGGGTTCCAGTGAAATCTATATTTATTTCAAGCATATCGCACAAATGAAGCGTTTTGGACCATACGGCCCGAACCACGCGACGGCGGGGACATTTGCGTTTAAGCGCAAGCTCCTGAAGAACAACCGATACAATGACGACGCGTGTCTGGCGGAAGAGCGTGCGTTTCTGAAGGATTATACGGTCCCCTTCGTCCAATTGAACCCGATGAAGGTGATTCTCGTATTTTCACATGAGCATAATACATTTGATAAACGCAAACTCCTCGTGAATGCGAACCCGGATATCGTCCGTGATTCACCGAAGAAGGTGATGGATTTCATTAAGGACCATGAGCTTCGCCGGTTTTATATGGTCGAATTGGAGAAACTGTTGGAGAATTATGCGCCGGGACGACCTGAAATGAAACCAGATGTTATCGCACAGACACGTCAAATGGAACAGGACCGAGAGAAGATGACGGCGGATGCGGCCGCACGGGCCGGCGGCGGCGGCGGCGGCGGAGGAGGTCAAATCATAATTCAGCAACCAGGCAAGGACCCTGTCGCATTGACAAACGAACAAGTCATCCAAATCATTCAGAATCTACAGTCAGAAGTGGCATCTCGTGATAAACAGATTTGCGAGATGACGGAACAAATCAACGAATTGAAGCGAGATCGCGGAACGGCGAGCACAGACGGTACAATTGAAGCAACCGTTGTTGATAGAGACAACATTTTAGAACGATACGAACAATTATTAAACGAAAATCGTGATCTACGCCGAGAACTAGAACGCGTCGGAAGCGTTGACGATGTCGGAACTTTTGACGGCCCGCCTGAAGTTATAATGATGTAACTGTTCATAGCAATAGTATTATTATATGGAAACATACCACATAATAATAATAATAATAATAATAATAATAATAATATTCGTATCATTTGACGTACTTGATATTAGTCCTTGACGACTTCAACGCTATGAATATTCAATGAAAGAATGCTTGTTTTCGACTCGTGAATGATAAAATCGTGATGCTTGCTATACTCTTTAAATCTCTCGGTAATGATGGTTTCAATCTCTGAAACAGCCAACTCATCCTCTTTGGTTTTAAACCCATTGGGGTTCGCGTTCGCGTTCGCGTCGTCATTGCCATCACTATCGCCGTGACTACGACTACCTCCCTTCGATTTGTGTTTGCGACTACTCTTCTTAGCGACGGTGGGGGGTTGCTTTGTAACTGGAGATTCAATATATTCCCAAATACCAGACGCCTCTATCTTGTTATCATTGGCATTATAAATCACCGTCTGTGAATCAAATACGAGTGCTGACTCTGGACCATGACCGTATTCATTAAGTTCAATTTCAGTGATTGTATCCAGGATATCCAGGAAATCGTTGTCACGAACATATGCGCGAATATAACCGATAATTTCTGGAGTCAGCTTTACTGTAAATATCTTGGTCTCATCTTCACTGTCAGATCCCGATCCGGATGACTCGGTTCCTGACCCAGACTCGGATCCCGACTCGGACTCAGACCCCGACCCGGAATCGTTGGTGTGTGTGGTTTTATCAGATTTGCGCTTCTTTGAAGCACCAGCAGCAGCAGCAGCAGCACGCGCGGGTGCTGAAATACACTCTACTTCCGCATCAAGGATAATTTTATATTTTGTATCAAGTGAAATAGACGCACCCATTCTGAATATGTTTATAAATATTTCTTATATCTTTTTGATACATATCAAACGCATCCACGGCGGCGGATTATTCAAGTAAATCCGTATTATCCAATATATCATTCGCGACATTATCTGCTGTCGCCGCTGCCGCCGATGACGCCGACGCCGACGCCGATGACGCCGCCCCCCCTTGTTCCGGTTTCGCCATATATTTATCTAAATAACGGTAGATTCGGTTAACGTCCAGTTTAGAGATATCATACGTTTCAAGGATGCGCGGGATGTCTTCCTCCGGATACTGGTTCCGAAGTGTCAGGAAAAATGCGAACAGGTCCTTTTGGTCCATTGACAGCTGAATACACAAATTCTGTATAAAAAGCAGGTTATTGTATTCCGTGCTATATTTGGTGAGAACCTTCGTAAAACGCACCTCTGTCGGGTTAAACCGTGCTTTTTTCGGGAAGGATTGGTGGTATAAATGATGGTTATAAAACGTCTTAATGAGAGAACACAACTCGTTGAATAACCAAATCTGGTTCTGGAATGTGATACGGTCGAAATAATCCGCCATACAAATATTATCCAGTAACAGTTGGTAAAATGGGACCGAGACTGCCACTGGCATCTTCTCAAGCACGTCGATGACATTCTCATGCCATAAAAGCCCAATCGTGGTTCGGTCGGTCTCATTGATGAGCGTATTATGGTCGCAGATAGGATACGCGGTATTGAACAGTTTTTGCGTGACTTTCTTAATATCCTCGTTATACGTCTTCGGCTGAAATATCGCGTGGAGGATATTATTCGAGATAATGGTGTTCTGGGTTTTATTCATTTCCGCGACGGCGTTCAGTTTGCGTAAGTTCCCCTGAATGAATGCGATGATGCTTTTACGTAGGCCGATTTCCAGGTTCGGCATCGTCATATCCACCAACGTCGACATTTGTGCGGGTGTAGGCGTTTTCAGCTCATATACGTGACAGACCTTCATGAGTTCCTTGATTTTCTTGTCGATGTGGTAATTTCCGATACAAATAATGGGATTCATCGTGATCTCCTCCTGTTTCTGTTTTTTGGTCTTTTTAGGGCGAATCAGTTTAATCAGGGAGGTAATACCGCCCTTGTCGCCGTTATTCATTCCGTCGAGCTCGTCCATCACAATAACGATTTTCTGGATTTTACGCTGGAATATCGAGATTATATTTTTATCGGAAATATTGTGCTGGGTAATAGAGTCGATGATGGACTTATTCCGGATATCGCCCGCATCGTATTTAATAATGTCGTAGTTTAGTTCTTTTAGCAGACGGACGATGAACTCGGTTTTTCCCGCACCGGGTGCGCCGTAGATATAGACCCCGCGCTTAAATGTGAGGTCGCTCTTGTTTTTTTGAAAGGATGCGAGGAAGTCGCGGATGTTATTGTAGATGGTGTCGCGGCCGAGATATGTGTTATAATTGATGCTATTGTTCGCCATGGCAGGCGATGCGACGGAAGCGGCGGAGGACATTGACTAGATTGTTATTCTTGAGATAGTTATTTAACATATGTTTTTTCTTTTTATATATTATAACCAGCTTAACAGTTATTATTCAAGCAATGGATTCTATTCAAAGTTTCTTCGCGCCTCTCGATAAGGATTATTGTCTGCTTTTTTACTGGCTTACCGTTGTTAATTTCATATTTTTGGCGATTGCTGGTTTAGGATTCGTGTCCGCTCTTGTTATGTTGTTTAGGGGGAAGGTTACAATAATGAGCACGTTTTATTCCTTTTTGATGATTTTGGTCTATGCACTGATGTACGTCCAGAGTCGGTTGTTCTATTCCATGTGCATCACTGGAAATATGAAGGTTGGTACTTATGTTGCGGGTTCTGCAACTGACTCTCTTCCCGACGTTGCACAACAGGCATCGGGCGCTTCACCAGGGGCGTATCGGTTCTAATGCTTGCTCACCGTTCGCCGTTCGCCGTTCGCCGCTTCCTGACGTTCGCGGGGCTCGCGACTCGTTCATTGTAATGTAATTACATACCCATTACATTACATTATTCCATTCGGTTCACTTCAGCAGCCCTTCAACGATGCGCTTCTGGACGCCTTCCCATCCAAAATACCTTCCCACGGGATATATCCATCCGGCACATCATTTACACTTAATTTTTGACCAGTATACATCGTGCCAGTTTTAAAATTATTGTAATTCGTGCAATTATCAGGGAGTGGTGTATAATCGGTCGCACCTAATCCATATGGATCTTTACACGTCTTGCCATCACTGCTTAAGGTCATCCTATCCGGGCATTTCGCGGTTTCAGGCGGCCACTTCTGCGAACTCTTTGACTTCCATAACAAAATCGCGACTGTTCCCACCGAAATAACAAAGGCAATCATCGCTAATAACAGAACCATCTTTTGTAGAGATAAATTGGAAAAACCGCTAAACAATCCACCTCCTCCACTTCCGGAACCCGCATCAGACCCGGAACTCCCGATACCAGCCGATGAACCTATATTTTTACTACCTGAAATGAAATCCATGAGTTATCCACTAGTTTGTATACGACTATATACTATAAATATAAAAAGAATTGGTAATGGGTTCTTGGTATGGAGTATTTAGAGAAATAATAGTATAAGAATAGTATAAGAATACCCGAGACATGAACTATAACGCAGCTCCAGAAAATACCTTCATCGGCCAGCCCAAAAATGGACGTCTTGATATTGTAACGCCGCCTACACAAGATCAATTCGCACTTTATGATAAAAACCCGGTCCATCAGTGTGTGACATACCGCGATGCTTTGAATGGAATATGGGAGAATACTCCCCTCTCCAACGCATTTTTCAGTAAAGAAAATATGCAGATTATCCAGAACGGTATTCGCGCCGGCGTGTATCAGCGGTCCAACGGAAAATACGTTATTGGCGAACAGGATTGCGATACCTTGCGTATCATTATGCGCACGATTTTTCTCCAAAATGCGGCCAATGCCCCGACCGAAATCCGTGCTCAGATTATTGAGTTGAATGAATTAGTATTTGAATATTGTGTTCCTAGAATACATGGCGAGGCGGAGGGGTATATCCAGTATAAGCGCGATGTGAGTAATATGTATACGCCGATTGCGCGGCCGAATTTCTCGGATTACAAGCACAAGACGCTGGAGTTGAAGCCTTGGTTCTAGTTTCTCACTCGGGCTCCACTCGGCTACGCCTCCTTTCGCCCGAGCTCGCGGTCTTGCTCGATATTGGCTCCCGTAGATAGTCCGTATTAGGAACCGCTTCAGACAGGGCGAGGCGAGACGAATGGAGCAACGCGAGGCGAGGCGAATGGAGCAACGCGAAATGAGACGCAGCCGAGCAACGCGAAATGAGACGGAGCCGAGCAATAATAAAAAATGTGTTGTTTTTATTATTTTTATTATTTTTATTATTTTTATTATTTTTATTATTTTTATTTTTATTGTTTTTATTATTATCTATTACTGTATATGATATATCGTTATTGGTTACGCCTTCTTCACGACCATCTTCTTCTTGCTCGCTGCCGCGCCTCCACTACTCGCCGCACCTACCGTCATCGCCACCGACGCCGCCTCCGCAGCCGCCGCCCATTTTTTATACTCCCCTTCCAATTCATCCAAGTCCTTGGTCCATAACGCTTGAATCGATGTATCTGTAAGTTGCTGATGTTGTGTTCGCTTGGAGTCGCGTTCGCTGAGAAGGTGCCGGACATTCTCATCCGTGACGCTATCCATCGGCATCTTCAGCAGGTATTTATACTCGGTGTCCCCCTCGATGTGTTCATAACCGTGTGTGGTCATCTTTGCGTGAATCGCCTCCTTTGTCTGACGACGTAATTCCAATTTGTCGTCAAGCACTTCCTGAATATATCGCGCACGATTCGTGAGGACCCGCAGTTCATTCCCGAGTTGCGCCAACATCGCCGTCTTGCGTTTCGAATACAGGGCGATGCGCTCTGTGTAATAATCTTCAATGATGTCGTAGATGTTCGCGTATTTCCTGAGTTTTTCGCGCGGGTCGAAGAGATTCATGTTCGTCGTACTTTGCGTCGTGAATAACCCGAGGAGCTTCTCCAG